GATATATCTTGTCGATCAACCATCTTAAACTTAAAGGCATACTCGGAGGAAATCCTTTTAACCATGTGATAATACGAATCATAGATTTCACTACCAATCATAGACCTGTCCCTCGGCTACAAACGAACGACCATTAATTGGTACAAGAACTGGAGTTACTCCGCTCTTACGGATATAGAGAATAGTGAAGCCTTGCTGCCAGTTAGCACCAGTCTGTCCGAGATAGGACGCTTGCGATAGTTCCATGAGATGCCCCACTTCCACTCCGTAGAGTCTCTGGTTAATTGTACCACCGAACCCAGTGTGCTCATGTTGAATGCCTTGCTTGTGTGTGTGTCCACAGATAACTGAAGCCCCAATTTGCTTAGCAAGGGTAAGAGCTGTACCACCAGGTTGTTTGTTGGTGCGACCTTCATCTCCGTGAGCCAGCACCCATCCTGGGGCGAAGGCAAAGAACTTATCGTGATACGTAATCCCGTTCTCAGCATACTTAAGTAACTTACTATACTCAAGATCTCGTAGCGATGAGAGTGCTGGAGCATACTTGGATACGTAGTTTTGGATTCTATCTCCATGGTTACTCCTAATAGTGTGGAAAGGTTTATCACCTAATGCTTCTTTAAAGCTAACCATGATACGTGTAGTCTGATCCAGACCTGACTGGAGAGTTCCTTCAAACTCCCCAGCCATACCCTTGTTCCAACGTGATGGTTCAGGGCTGTCTGCTTCATCACCAACACAGAAGAGTTCATCTGGTTGGTAATCTTTTACAAAGTTACGTACGGCATTAACTGTTCTTGCATCGTGATATGGAATTTGCATATCAGGTAGTACAACAATGCGCTTCATAATAACCTACTTAGTTACTTCCACTTTTTATCTAGAACAAGTAAAGCAATGATTGCGTAGTTTGCAATGTCAATGAATGTATCTTCAATTGACTCATTACTTGGGTGCTTACCCTGTCCAACTAGATTAGATAGACGTTCTACCTTGTCATGCAAGCGTACGGACAAACCGTTGAGAGCACCACCTGGAGCTTTAGCAATGTTGTTTGGACCATAATCGCTATGCTTCTTAATTAGAATATTGATCAACTTACTAGCTACATCTTCTGCGTTGTTACGCAATGTATTTAGTTCCGTATCTCGGGAACGGTTAAGCTCAAAGTAAGGATTCTTTCGCTTTCCAATGTCACGCTTATCACAGATACACCAATCTTCCTTAGTTGATTTAGGATTAGGGTGATATCCTCCTGTGATATGGTGCTCATTCTTCTTAGGCTTTTCCTTATGTGTGAACTTCTTATTTGAATACAAATTATTTAACAAGTTATTCATATCTGCAAAGATACTATCAATTGTTTTTGATGTATCTGAGAATAGATTTAGTTTCTTTTCTACATTACTTGACACTATGCTGCCACCTTTTCTTTAAAATAGTCTGCTCCTTGCTTAAGGAACATAGAGTTTACATCTTCTGTCTCGGGCATTTGTAACACTATCACGTTTTGCATTTCCTTGCTTAGCATCTTAGCGAAGTCTATACCAGGTTGATCACCATCTGCAAACACGTAGATTGTTTCAAAGTCTGATAACAATCTTGTGTAGTGTGGCTTCCAACTGTTAGCTCCTGCTACACCTACTGCTGGTACACCACACTTGTAGTGCAAGGTGATGGCATCTATTTCACCCTCACATACAGCAATGAAGTCACCTGCTTCGTGCAGTGCACGTACGTTGTACAATCTAGTTGATGTACCTGGCATACCCATGTACTTAGGTTCTTCTGGACCCATAGCCCTAAACCTAATATCTACAGGACCAGTTGGTGTCAGGTATGGGATTGCTAACCTACCACTGAATTGTTCCTGTCCTGGCAATGGGTTAACGACGACTCCTAATCGAGCCTCCCTCGCTACTGCGAGATCTAATCCTCTGTGGGCTAGATACTCTTCTGCCATTTCTACGTTCTGACTGTAGTGCTGTGTAGCTCGCTCCAGTAATTCCTTCTGCGATCTTGACTGCTTCACGCCAACTCTTCCTTTCCTCACTCATAATAATATTGATTGCGTTGCCCTTGACACCACAACCGTGACATACAAATAATTCTTCCCTTGTTGATACCCCTGCTGATGCATGGGAATCGTCATGGAATGGACACTTTATCTTCTGCCAACCATTTTGTTCCCTAGGTATACGTCCACCATAGTGTTCTATGATTGGCTTAATGGGTAGATTATTAGTCACACCAGCACTCTTTACTCATTAGTATCCTGCCTTGTTGATTAATTCATACCAAAGACTGGCAGGCATTGTCGCATACCAGTCACCTACATTTGTCGTACCACGTTTCTTGTGAATTACTGCTCCGACTTCGGCACCATCATTCTTGATTTCTACTTCTAACTCGGAGACCCATTTAGAAAGTTCCATCTTTGCACAATTCTTTACCTCTAGCACTACGCATGGGATGCCAGCAATATCACCACGATCAGAAGTACCGTTAAGACTACGGCGCTCAACGTGCTTCCGACCTAATCCTTTTAACCAATTAACTACTGCTGTTTCTGCGGCTGTACCTTTTTGTTTACTCTTGCTCATTTGATTCTATTCTCCAAGAACATTCATCCCATTTGACACCAAGTTTACTATCTCGCATGGCAAGGTCATCAAGATAGGTATCAAACCACTTCTGTGCCTCTTCTTCTGTTTCAAACAAAGGCTCATTGAAAGCATCTATTTCAAATTTAGCTACATAATATTTACTCATGCTCACCGTCTAATGCTTTGATAGTCATACAAGGATAATCATCATAGCAATGACCGCATACTATGTATCCTTCTTCGTATTCTCCACAACAGTCAGGGTCACCGCATACGCTAGTGTTGCCATCTATTTCTTTGTGCAACTCACGCACACGCTGGATGGCTTCAGTCTTTTGCTTGTTTAGTTCCATGTACTGAACAGCAGTTGCGTTCCAGTTCACTTTACCAACATCAATAGTTTTGATTTTCATTATTTCCACCTATTTGTTTTGAGCCAATGAGCATTCCAACCAGTCCAGAAACCTAAGCCCCACATTGCTAGCACTGCAAGTATCGTTAACATTATCTTGCTTCCTCCAGATCTGCAATGAACATATATTCAGGATTGAATTGTAACCATACTGGATTGTCTCCATTGGCACTAGCTTTACCGTAACGATTCTTTACTGCAGCAACACCTAGTAATCCATCTTGCTGACCTACTGTAAGAATAAGTGCAGGTAACTGAGCAACCATACCTTGTAGTGAACTACGTGGCTGACACGGATTACCAGAGTAACCTTCCTTGGTATGGTGCAGTACTAGGATCGCAGCATTCGTATCACGTGCTAGGTACTTGAGTTCCTTGAGTGCGTTACGCATGTTACTAAACTCTTCACCACCATCCATTGTGATATCCATTAGGTTATCAATAACAATTAGTGCTGGCGATTCGCCAAGCAATTCTTCGATTGCCGTTACTTCATCATCAATATCTGTTAGTGAGGGATTGGAGTCAAAGCTCCAATAAATATGAGAAGCAAGACTAAGCTTATGTCTAGCACTAACTGGATCCTCAGCGATAACCTTCTCTGCTTCACTCTGGGATACTCCTGTAATCATTGAGTACAAACGCATAGCCATGGTGTGTGCATTTGTATCTGCGGATAAGTAAAGTGTTGGCACCTTAGCGCGTAAGGCTAGGGCTAGAGCAAGCGTAGACTTACCAGCACCTGGTGTACCAGCAATCATACTTACTTCAGCACGTCGTAAAATAATTTGATTGTTGTCAAAGGTTCTAAAGACTGGTGGCAATGGCTCACCACCTATGTCTAGTTTACCTACTGATCTAGATAGGGTTTTCATCGTCCACCTTTATATATTCTTTGATGTACTTAAGTTCTTGGTAGATGTTATCTCCATTGAAAGTCATTGTGTCTTGCAATATATACCAAGTAATATCTGCTAATGGTTCACTATTATTGTAATAGTCTTCAACATCTTTGCGTGTCATCCAAGCAGCAATGATATCTGTGTCACTTGGTAGGTTCGCAATTGCTCTACGTAAATCTTCTACTTTCATTTTGCTCCTTAAGTAAATAACAAAGAGTGGTAGCTAGCTTCCCCTCTAGACTACCACCCTTTGTTTATCCAACTAACTATTAGACTTTGACACCAAACTTCGGTGCTGTCTGCTGGTCAGTTGGAATCTTAGTGCCTTGCCAACGTGGTCCACCTGCTGGATCAAAGAATCCTACGTAGGCTTTACCTGCTTGATTAGTTCCTTGCTTGAGAACCATTGGTCCATTAGGACTGATTGGTGCATCTGCACGACCATAGGTCCACTTGTTACCCCAACGGTCTTCTACTGTTTCTACACCTGTAGGTGCTGCTTGTACTGGTGGTGCTACTGGTGCAAACTCTGTTGGCATTACACCAGATGACTGTGCAGAGATAACGGTACCACCTACTGCACTTAGTACAGTATCAACAGTATTATTTACCACTGGTTGTGGTGGAGTGAACTGACCAAAATCAATTGGTGCTGATGGTGTACCTTGCAACAACAACTCTTCTAATGCAGCTACTGCTTCATGTGTTGAGTTTACAATTGTATCTGTGATGTTTGCTACTAGTTCTGCTGCACTATCACCACGTACAGTGAAGATAGTACCTGACTTATTCTTTACGTTTACAACGTAGTTCTTTTCTGACACGTTAACTTACTCCATTCTTGTATTTACATTTATCTTTGAAGTTGCACATAATACAATGCCCAAAGTTTGGAAGAAAGATTTCAGCCCTTCTTGCGGTATCAAACTTAGTGACAATGTCAACGATCATCTCTTTCGGATAAATATCTAGATCGACTAACTCTGAAACTATACCACTTCTTGCCATCCAATAGCCACCCCACTTGGGACGAATACCTAAAACTTCTTCCATGCCTGCAGCATAGAACGCCAACTGCATATCGGACGTTGGCGTTCGGGAACCAGTCTTGATATCAACTACTACTAGTTCGCCCTCTGGATTTACCATCACTCGGTCAATGTACATCTGCACAGGAATGTCATTCCAGATAGGAGTGATGCCAATCTCTACTGCTGGGATACCATTGTTCTCCCACATGTTCCAACCATTTGCACCATTACGCCATGCAATCCAGTTGTCAAACATCTTTTGACCATTGGCATACCACCAATCAGAATCTTCTTTATTTGGGTTAGCTTTGGTAGCTTTACCTGCTGCTCGCCATTCGGACTTAGGAACATCCGTCTTTGCTGCTTGTTCAGCAACATGCTTGTTCCATGCTTCTTCCCAATAGTTACTCATTGTTATCAGCCTTATCTTTTACTGATTCTATCCATCGTTGTGCGCTTTCGCACATGTGATCCATAAAATCTTCCCACTCACTTTGGTTACTTACGTAACCTAGATCGTGCAAGATTCCTGCTTCCCAATACATTTCTGCAAGCAACCACTTATTATCTTCTGGCTGGTCTGGTACTAAACTAATCACTTTATCTACCTTCCTTTTCAAACAACTCTTTATCATACTCTTCTGTTGCAGTATGTACTGCAGATCCACCTACTAGATACCAAGTAGGACGTTCTGCTTCCTTGACTACCTTGCTTAGGTAGTACTTCCAACCACAGTCTAACCATGTAGTTAGTGATGAATAAGATACGTGTGCTGGCAATTCATAGCCATTGATTTTGATCATCTTTCCTCCAAGATAATAGTAGCATAAGGAGTGCCACGGCGAAAGGAATAACTCCGTGACACCCCTTATTTTTTATTCCGCAAGGAGACTAGCGGAAGTCTTCAGATGATCTTATTGCTTTATCATCTTGGTCCATTGCAACTCTCAACTCATTAGCTTCATCTTCTGCAAGATGCAAACAATCAGAACAATCAGAATTGAATTCATCACCACCTAAACAATAGGCGTATTGATTGATGATTGAGTCGTCATCATAACATACAAACATGATTACTTCTCCTTTGACTCTAGTATTAGTTTACGCATAGAGTTACCGTAACTCCATCTCTCAAGTTTTACACCAAGTTTCTTGCGCATTTTATCTCTCTCTTGAGGTGTAGTACCACCCCATACGCCATACTCTTCATACTTGAGAGCATACATACCACATTGTTTCATGAATGAACACGTACTACACATCATCTTTGCTTGCATAAGAAGCTTCTCATTTTTCTTAGTGTAATTTTTGCCACGATCATCTATGTAGAAATCTTCTGTATCCTTACCAAAACAATTCTGAGTATTATCATAATCTGGACGCTTGTACGGATCCATACTTATTCCTTTACTGTAGTAGTTGTAATGCTTTTTGCTTTACTGTTCCATCTTTACTTAGTAGAACCTTTGTGGATGTTTTCTCTTCAGACTTACCGAAGTGATCAGCCACTTCAATGATTGCATGAAGTGCACCGAACTTAGTACCACGTAGGTTCTCTTGAGTGCCAGTGTCGTTGTTCCAAACCGATAGTGCATTGGCTCGGTTCTTGTATACCGCTGAGCGTACTCGTTTCTGAGAGGCGCTCAGCGTATCATCACTAGAGAACTCAATGATAGATGGAAGACTATATACTCTTTTGACAAACAACTGGAACTCAGTGTCAGACATTGACTCACTAATTAGTGTGTTAGCCATGTCTGTGTATGTACTAAAGTCTTGGTACATAACATTGATTACTGATCGAATGTGTGAGATATCAATCTTGTTGTTGACTGTATGTCTAAGTGAATACAACCCACCATTCTTCTTGGCAGTTGAGAAGGCAGCATTCATTTGATTAGTACAACTCAATCGCGAAATGATTGGACAAAGTTCAAATGCTGTTGAACCATCATGTGATGTACGTGCTAGAAGATATGCAGCATGTGGATCATTAGCAATACTAATTGCATCTGGCAACTGCATTACTGTCCACACTACATTACCACCACGCAACTCACCAGCTGCAGAGTATCGTGCTTCACCTGAATCTACTAGAAAGTCTAGCGACTCAAAGACTTCTTCGTTTTGCAGGATGTTGTAACGTGAACCGACTGTTGCCAGTACGCTACTCTCTCCATTCTTATTTACTTTTATAGTAGCAAAACGATTAGGTACATCAATCAGACCAGTGTTAGTTTCAGCAAATAGATCGGCTAGTTCTACTGACCAGTCTAATCCTGCTTCTCGCATTAGTTGTCTTGCTGATGTGCTTTCATACTCGTGCTTGGCACCAATGGTTTGCCATGGTGCACGTCTGCGTTGTTCAATCATTACTTACCTTCCTCTAAGATTTCCTGCAAGAAATCATCTAGTTCATTCTTAGCCTTCATGACTAGCAACTCTTCAACTACTTCATCGTCATAGCCAAGAGTATGTGCAATAATAATAACAGCCATAGCCTTGAGATCATCAATGGCTTCTTGCATATCATTACGCATTAGATTCCTGTAGATATCATACAAACCACGTAGGATATCTAGTGCCTTGGTATCAGAGATTTGTAGACTTACTACATGCTGGTACTCTGCTTCTTCATACCAGCCAAATGGATCAAGGAACCATGGTTGCTGGGTTAGGTTTGACTCACTCATTATCTACTCTTTTCTACTGATTGAACTTCATACTCAACATCATCTGTACATGAGATGTCATATGTTTCATCACAGACATCATCAACAATACTTGATGCTTCATCCTTTACCAGTTCTTCTGCATCTTCTTCTGATGATGCGCTGACTGTTACATAAACTGTACTCTTGAATGTTCGTGTTACTTCAACAGCAACTTCATACTCAAAGATACGACCAGTAAGTGAAGAGTAATGTGATAGTTCTCCACTCAATTCTTCAATCCATTCTTCGTACTCGGTACAGAAGTCACGATCCTCTGCCGCTTTATTCAAAGCTTCATTGATTCTTGTGATATCTGAATCATGTGCAGTGCGCAACTTATTTAGTTCCGTTGTATTCTTATCTAACAACTTACTTACTTCATCATATGATGTGCGTAGTAAGTTTACATAGTGTTCAATACGTGGTGAAGCAGGATGATCTTTAGTTACTGCTACCAATTCATTAGCATTGATGGTAAATAATGCGTCCATTTTGTTTCCTTTCATAGATGTGATGAGCAGTTTATCCACATACTCAGGTGGCAGAACTAGGAGAGGATACGAACGCCTAGAGGCTATTGCCTATCCGTAACGTTTCTAGTTCTTGTTGATCTTAGAGTCCTTCCAAGGCGCGGTTAGATATCTAAGAAGTGTTTGTTACTCACTTACTGTTTCGCTGTATGCATCCACAATGGATTCAATTGTGGTTGCACGTACTGAATCCACAAACACACGTGGTGGAATGTGTAGCGTGAACATACGCTCAAACAAATGTCCAAGGCTGTATGATGGGTTTAGTTCAATGCCTGACTCAACAAGATCTACAATCTCTTCCAACTTATCGATTGCATCTTGTGCTTCTTCGTGATCATCTGGCAATGCCAAGATAGCAAAGCCAGCCTTGATGATACGGATAGCACCAATGTTTTCATCGGTATCGTAAGCGTCAAACTCTGGCTCACTAAACAATGCAAACACTTCTTGCTGTGTTGCCTTGTCTACATCTACTACATAACGTAGTGCTGCATCACGTACGTGTACTGAACTTAGTAGTGACTCAGCTACTTCAGTAACTGCATCACCGTAATGCGGTTCACCAGTTGCTACATCTTTAGCAACTTCAATGACACGCTGTGCCTGGACTAGAACGGACGGAGTACTCATTGTGTTTCCTTTTCTTTTTGTTTGGTTGATAGATAGGAGTGTGCCCCTTATCGGGATTGATAGGGGGCACACTTTGTTTGCTAGAACAAGTCACCTACGACAGAGGTAACTGATTCTTTACGGAAGGTTGTCTGGTTATCTGGGCCACAGCAACTTGATGGCATGTCACACATATCTGAATAGTGTGTACCTTCAGTCCAGTCCACGCAGATAAGATCTAGGATTGCAAACTCAGAAGCATCTGCAATCATGTGCTCGTACGCATCCTTGTTTGTTGGGTTGTACGTATCCTTGCCACGCAAGAACACGGCATTACCATCAGCGTGACCCTGAGCAAGCAACTCAGTTGTTACTTCAGTGATAGTGCTTAGGTAATCTTTCTCAGTTGTTGTAGTAATTGAGATAAGATTGTAACTACCATCAAGTACTACTAGTACATACTCGCTGTTGTTTACTTCTAATGTATCTAGAGTGACTAACAAATCGTTAGGGTTCTGGATATTCTTCATTGTTATTTTCCTTTTCTAATTGATTTGATCTTGAGACTGATTGAGATGAAGAACCATCTCACTTTGTATTTAGTTTTGAGGTAGTTATTTATTGGTGAGTCACCATCAAATATGAACTTGTATCTGTGCATCAACTTATTCCCATCTGACGTTCACTCCCCCTCGTGAGAGGGGGGAGTGAATGTCTTATCTACCAACTGGCATAGTATTCATAGTAAGCAACATTATTTATATCTAATGCTTTAGTCAGTACATCAATAGTGTTTTCGATATCTTCGTAGTAAAATGCATCTACACCATAACTGCCAAAGAAGAAACCTTCTGTTGGCGGTAGGTTTTCCATTGCGAAGTCTTCATCTTTCTTATCTCTAACTTCGATACACAATCTACGTAGATCATTTAGTTGTGTATTAGAGAACTGCAAAATACTACCATCATCTTCTTTGCCACTCTCCCTGATGAACCATCCATGAATAGCATTAGCCTTGCGCCAGTATCCAACTGGTACATCAACAGCAAGACCCATGTAACTTGGTATTGATTCTTCTGGCACTTCAACTATTGCTAAGATGTTATCGAACTTTGGATTGCGTACTGCTTCACTTGCATATGCATAAGGCTGAACGTTTACCTTAGCACGTAGGTACATATCTAGACCCATGAACTTATTCCTTTCTCCCTTCTACAGTTTGTTGGTTGACAGTAAAAAAGGTAACTGCCCCTCGTGAGAGGGGGCAGTTACCTTTTCTCATTACTATTTATCTAACTCAAGTACAGTCTTGCATGGATAATCTCGCATGCATTCTTTACAGTAACTGTATTCACAATATGGACTACTACAATCTGTACATACTTTCTCTACTTTAACATGTAGTTTACGCAAGCGTTGAACAAGATCACTCATGTTACACAGCTACCATTTCTTTTACACCACAATGCTCACACTCAGTATTACTCTTTGGTGTGTAGATAGCACAAGATGTACACACACGATTGAACTTTGCTGTTACCCAGTTCTTATCTAATGTGTAAAGACCAGGC